CAATAACTTTATATTTAACACCGGGTTCTAGTCAAGCTAGCGATTTTATTTATTTTTATTATGTTAAAAGAATTCAAGATGCAGGAGACTATACTAACGAAGCAGATGTGGTTAACAGATTTGTACCTTGTATGTGTGCAGGTTTAGCTTATTACATGGCTATGAAAAAAGCTCCTCAAAGAACACAAGAAATGAAATTAATTTACGAAGATGAAATACAAAGAGCATTGCAAGAAGATGGTTCTCCAGCAAGCGTTTATATTTCACCTAAAACTTATTATCCGGAGATATAATGGCAAAGTTTGCAAAAGGAAAATACGCACTAGCAATTTCAGATAGGAGTGGTCAAGCATTTCCTTGGAGACAGATGGTTACTGAATGGAATGGTGCATTTGTACATACTTCAGAATACGAACGTAAACAACCACAATTAGAGCCTAAACCTTTTGTAGCTGACCCACAAGGATTAGAACAAGCAAGACCTCAAAACTTTCCTTCAAATCAAATTGGTGGTGGTAATATGGTAGCTAGCTTAACTTTACCTGGTGACTTTTCCTTTCAAACTGTTAGTAATGGTAGCATGGTTCCTGATGATCCCGGAGTGGTTAATGGTAGAAGACAAGCAGTAGCAAGATTAGGGAGTGTAACAATTAATATATCATGACATACACTGAATTAGTTCAAAAGATTAGAGATTATACAGAAGTGTCAAGTACAGTTTTAACTGACACTATTGTTAACGGATTTATAGACGATGCAGAATTTAAAATATTAAGAGATGTAGATTCAGATAATAATAGAAGATATGCGACAGCTGCATTAGCTAGTGGAACTAGATTTATTCAAACCCCTGATAATACTTTGGTAATTAGATCAGCTCAAATAGTTGATTCTGATGGAGTAGGTCAAGCTAATAATAGAGATTTTCTACAATGGAGAGACACAAGTTTTATGTCAGAATTTAATCCAGTGGGTACCACAGGAGTGCCTAAATACTACAGCTGGTGGGACAAAAATCACTTGGTCTTTGCTCCTACACCAAATGCTAATTACACAATTCAGTTAAATTATATCTTGAAAGATTCCGGATTATCTAGTACAAATCCTACTACATACATAAGTTTAAATTTTCCCAACGGACTTTTGTATGCATGCCTAGTCGAAGCTTATAGCTTTCTAAAGGGCCCACAAGACCTCTTGCAATTATATGAACAAAAGTATAAACAAGTGGTTGAAGGATTTGCAATTGAGCAAATGGGAAGAAGAAGACGAGATGAATATCAATCAGGTGTTCCTCGAGTCGGAAAATAAAAGTTAAGGAGAAAAAACTATGGCAATAACACAAGCAATTTGTAATTCATTTAAGAAACAGCTTTTAGAAGCTGACATGAATTTCAAACAAACTGGTGGTGACAAGTTCAAGTTAGCTCTTTACTCTTCAACAGCAACTCTAACATCTACAACAACTGCCTTTACAGCAACAGGTCAAGTTGGAAACAGTGGTCAATACACTTCAGGTGGTGGATTACTTGTTAACAATGGAACTTCTATCACTGCAGGTGTTGCTAGAGTAGACTTCGCAGACAGATCGTTTACTGGAGTGACGTTAACAGCTAGAGGTGCTTTAATTTATAACACATCGTCTGATACAACTAATGCATCAGTATGTGTTCTAGATTTTGGAGCAGATAAAACAGCTACATCAGGAACGTTCACTATTCAGTTTCCAGCGCCAACATCAACAGCAGCGATTCTAAGGATCTCTGGTTAATCGTAGGAGGTAACCTCCTATGGCGGATAAAACTTACACTGTCACCGTAGCAAGTGGAGACTTGTATAGCGGTGGTACGGGTAATGTATTTTATTTAGACGGAGTTAGGTATCTAAGTTTTAAATGGGTACCAGGTGCAACTTTGCGCCTGGATCAAAGCGCTAGTTCTAATGATAATCATCCCTTAGTATTTTCTACAAACACTTCAACAGCTGGTATTATTAGTTCGGGTGTAGCTTACTATTTAGACGGATCAAGCAATCAAGCTAATTATACTAATACTACGACGTTTAATGCGGCAACAACTCGTTATGTAGAAATTACTGCAAGCTCATATACAGATTTTTATTATTTATGTTACGTCCATGGTATTGGCATGGGTGGTGACATGGATATGGTCAACAATTCTTGGAATGCAAATGCATGGGGTGATAACTCATGGCAATCACTAACAAGCAATATTTCACCTAACGGACAATTATTATCTTTAGGTTTAGGTGTTGTAGAAAACGCTTTTCCTAGTGCAGGATGGGGCGGTGAATCTTGGAGTGAAGGTGAATGGGGATCAGTTGGTACAGGAAATCAAATAGTAACTGGATTTGGTTTAGGAATTGCTCTTGGAAATGTATCTCAAACATCAAGCACAGGTTGGGGAAGATTAACTTGGGGATCTGATATTTGGAATGGTTATGGAACAACTTTACCTAGTGGTGTTGCAGCCACAATGGCCCTTAGCACACAAGTTTTAATTGATGGAGAAATAAACGCTGGTTGGGGACGACTAGGATGGAATATTAATGCTTGGGGTGTAAGAGGACAAGTTGGAGCTACTGGTCAAGCTATGACAATGGCACAATCAAGTGTAACAATAGATAACGAAGTTAATACAGGTTGGAGTTCTGATGGCTGGGGTGTTGAAGGATGGGGAGCATCTATTCAAATAGTTTCAGTTTCAGGTCAAACCATGACTGCATTCGAAGGCAGTGCCGGATTAGCATTTGATGGAAATTCAAATGTAGATGTTGTTGGTAGAGCTATGACAGCAACTTTAGGTGAAGAAAGTGTAAATATAAAAGTTGGTCCTATCTTAACTGGTTTTGCATTAACGATGCAACAAACTTTTGATTCACCAACTGTCACTGTTTCAGGTATAGCTTTAACAGCTACGTTAGGTGATGAGGCTTCTGAATTTAAAACTATTGCAGAGGTAAATGCATTTAACCCAGGTTATTGGGGATACAGATCAACTTGGGGCTTTAGTGCATGGGGTAATGGACAAACAAATACTCTTGTAATGAGTATGTTAGAAAACTTCTCTGGCACAGACGCTGCACCAGATGCAGAAGCTACAGGTCAAGCTATGGCGATTGCTTTAGCGGCTGGTAATACATTTGATATTTCAGGGGATGCAAATATTGCTCCATTAGCAGCTATGGGCTGGAGTGATGGAACTTGGGGTGAATCTACTTGGGGTGACGGTTTATATAGACCAGATACTGACGATATTTTCTCTATCACAGCAGCTCTTGGAACAGCTACTTTAGATGCTGTTACAAATCCTACAATTACAGGTCTAGGAGTACAACAAGTTAGAGTTGGTAATGTTACAGTTCTTGGAGAAGGTAATGTAATTCCTACTGGAAATAACTTGACAATTAATCAAGGTACAGGTACAAATGTACTGATTTGGAATGCAGTCGATACAGGTTCAGCGCCAACGACACCTCCAGGATGGCAGGAAGTTCCTACAAATGCTGCTTAAATTAGTGTTTGACACTGATTAAATTAATTTATAATATTACTAAGAATTGGAGATAAAAAATGGCGAACTCTACATCGGCAAACCTTAAACTTACAGTCCAAGCAACTGGAGAAAATTCAGGAACTTGGGGACAGATAACTAACACAAACTTATTAATTCTAGAACAAGCGATTGGTGGATTTCAATCAGTTGCAATTACTTCTGGAGCAACTTTAACTTTTTCTAACGGTGCTTTATCAAATGGTAAAAACGCAGTTCTAAAATTAGTTGGAACAATCGGAGGAGCAGTTAACGTAACTATCCCTAATTCAATCGAAAAAACTTTTATAGTTGATAATGCAACTACTGGTGCTCACGCAGTAACGTTCAAAACTACTTCAGGGTCTGGAGTAACTTGGGCAGCAGCTGACAAAGGTACTAAGATGGTTTATTCAGACGGAACAAATGTTGTTGATACAGCATTTACAGAGTTATCATCTGACTTCTCACCACAACTTTCAGCAGACCTAGATGCAAATGGTAAAAACATTACTATCGATACTGCTACAGGTATCATTGACGAAAACGGTAATGAACAACTTAAATTTGTAACTACTGGATCTGCAGTTAACGAATTTCAATTAACAAACGCAGCAACTGGTAACGCCCCTGCAATTGCAGTGACAGGCGGTGATACTAACATTGACTTAAACCTTACACCAAAAGGAATCGGTAGAGCGACTTTCAATGGCCAAGGTAAAATTCAAAGTGTTGCAGAAAAAGTTACAACAGCAGCTATTGCAGCTACAGGAACAATTAACTATGATGTTCTTACTCAAGCAGTGTTAAACTACACTTCTAATGCAGCAGCTAACTACACATTAAATATAAGAGGTGATGGATCAAACACTTTAAATTCTATCATGGATGCAGGTGAATCAATCACTATAGCTCACATTGTTAAACAAGGATCAACTCCTTATTACAATAACGCCGTGACTATTGATGGTTCTTCTGTTACTCCAGAATGGCAAGGCGGTTCTGCGCCAACTAGTGGTAACGCTAGTTCATTAGATGTTTATTCATACACTATTATTAAAACTGGAGATGCAGCGTTCACAGCGTTAGCTTCTCAAACACAGTTTGCGTAATAAAATAGGAGGAGAAAGATTATGCCAATAATTGGTTCATTTGGAGCAGGCTCAGGAAGAGGCTTTGGTTTTTCAACAAGTGGTTTTAAAGGTATTTGTGCTACTGGTGGTACTATCTCAGCAGATGGTATCTACAGAATTCATACGTTTACTGGAGCAGGTACATTTACAGTAAATGCACTTGCAGATGAATCAGAATTTAATGAAGTCGATTATTTAGTTATTGGTGGCGGCGGAGGAAGCGGCGAAGGCGGCGGAGGCGGCGGAGGCTTTAGAGCCTCTGATGGAACTCACTCTGGTTGCTATTCTGCAGGTCCTTCACCATTAGTTAATGGAGTTGCAGGTATAACAGTTTCAGCTACAGGATATCCAATTGCAGTAGGTGCAAAAGGCGAACACATTAGTTTTGATCAAGGCGGTACTGGTGGTAATTCATCAACATTTTCAACAATCACTTCAGCAGGTGGAGGCGGTGGAGGCGGTCGACACGTTAATGGAAGATGTGGTGGCTCTGGCGGAGGCGGCGGAGATTTTGGTTCAAATACAGGGGGAAGTGGTAATACACCTCCGGTTAGTCCCCCTCAAGGAAATAATGGAGGAGCCGGCCCCGGCGGTAGTGGCGAACCAGGTG